TGATTTACTTAAAGTTTCTGCTTGAAAATGCCGATATAGATGTTATACTAAAGTATTAAGTTTTTTGTTTTTATGCATGAGTGGAGGAACCATCCTACCAACACGTTCGGTTTGTTGTGAGTGTGAACCTGTAAGGATGAAGTCATCAGGTAGAGATTGAATACGTTTTAGTTCCTGTACTGTCAGAACACGATCCTCACCCCAATGAATAAGTCCACCACTTGCAGTAAGTGTAGGAGATGGTTTGTAGATAGATGCTCTCTTGGTATTGAAACAATGTCCTTTCTCATGATAGTCCATACCAGACAGAATCTTTTTAGGATTCTTTGGCATCTTACTGACAACTTTTTTGTAGATACCACTCTTTGTCATATGATCGACAAGAGACTGAATGTACTCAGGATCTTGTTCTACACCACCAATAATATCGCCGATGGTTGTATCTTCAGATGACGTAGGAGGGAAGAGTGAAGATACGGTGAGTATATTCAGACCAACCTTGTCTGCAATATCTTGACGAACTGCAATAAAGATAAGTCTTTCTCTTGCCTGACCTACACCATAGTGAGAGGACTTCATCACTTTGGATGTAACAAGATAACCAATATCCTCAAAGGCATTGGTAATCTTTGCATAATAAGTCTTTGCTTCACCAATTGTCAATCCCTTGACATTCTCAGCAACAATGACCTTTGGTTGGATACCTTTAGCAACACGGATAAACTCAAAGAACAGATCCTCAATGTTCTCAACCTTCTTTCCATCAGAATAGTTCTTTGTCTTACCCCACCCATCAGAGTGTTTAGATCCTTCGCCACGACACATAGATCCTGCTACAGAGAATGCTGAACATGGTGGTGATCCATCAAGAATATCCAGTTCTCTAGGTTTCAATCCTGTGATCTTAAGAAAGTCCCCACCAGTCAACTGTTTAATGTCGTCAGGAACAATAGGTGTTGAAGGATAGTTTGCAGCATAGGTCTTTCTAGCTTCTTCCACAAACTCGTTGATACACAAGATCTTTGCACCAGCAAGTCGATATCCTGTAGAAGATCCTCCACCACCAGCAAAGGTTGAAATCACGGTGAACTTCTCTTGAGCCTCACCGTCATAAACATCTTGTAGATTATATGGAAATGTCATATCTTTTTTCTTTTATTTAGCCTGTCACTTGACAGCAATAACTCCAACGAACTGATGATTTCTCCAGAAGATCTGACAGTCCTTGAAACCAGCACACCATATCATAGACTTGAGTTCTTCCCAAGTATTTGGTTTCAACATATCACGAAGTTCCTTCTCTTTATCCATGATCTCTTCTGGAGTAAAGGACTTACGTTTGTAATCATAGTGATTGAATGTCAACAGTTCCTGGAAGAATGCATTTTCACACATCAACTTCTCTGCAAAGATGAATGCACCACCTTCATTAAGACCCTCATAGATTTTATCGATGGTCTCTTGACGAGTTGTCTTGGGCATGAACTGAAGAGTGAACAGTGAAGTCACCAGAGAACAGTTCTTGAACTCGTAGTTGGTGATATTACCACGTACAAACTCAAGAATAGCCCAAGGATAGTCTTTACGGATCTCTTTATACCTATCATCAAGATCATCATAGAACCCACCCGCAAGTTCAACACCTACGTATTGTGTATGTCTACGATTTGGATTATTGGCAAGGATCATCTTGGTAAGTTTACCAGTAGAACAACCCACATCAACGACTTTGGTATAATCTTCCACAAAGTATCGAGAGAACGATACAGTATCCTCTAGAAGGTTTGAGTAACCCCGAATAGATTTGTCAATGTGATTGTCGAAACCTTCTGGTGAATGTGCGAAAGAAAAGTCGTATGTCATTTTCCAACTCCGTAGTCTGGTGCTGCTTCTGTTTCAAGTTCACTAATCTCCTTTGAAGCTTCTTCAATAGCAGATTCGATCTGTGTGTCCAGTGTACCGATTACTTCACGAATGTCAACGATACGAGGAGGAACACATTTGGGATCGTAAGTATAACGTTCCTGTTCTTTATATAGCACCTGACGAATAGCAGCTGCTTGTCTTACATCCAATTCTAGTTTAATCACAGGTCTCCCTCCTTACGGTTTTCAGAGTAGTGAACATCAAATGTCCCTGCAGGAGATCGTGCAGACAGTTTCTCAACATTCATCTCAAGAATTTCATCGAATGAAATGTCAAGGGCCATACATGCCTGAGCAACATACCACATGATGTCACCCAGTTCACGTTTCATGTGAAACGCATTATCTTCGTTGTAAGGTTTGCCTTGAAGGAAGATCTTCTTTACAACTTCAGTGAACTCACCAGCCTCTGCACTAATACCAAGAGCAGCAGTCAACAGTTGAGTTACATTTGCATCATCACGAACCTCAAGTTCACTCAATCGAGCAGACAGAGTAGGCCAATCAAGACTTGGTTGACTGGTGGTCTGACGGACAAATTCAATATATTTTTGAGGATCAATAGTCATAGTTCAAGTTCTTTAAGTTCAGATTGAGGAAGATTTTGTTGAATAGGGATCTCCTGACCCTGAATTTTTATCGTAGGTAATGCAACTGGATCTTCAATAGATGTTGCTTGTACTTCTACAGTTTGTGGAGGATGAGGAAGTAAAATCTTATTGTATACAGCATCAGGGTAGATACTCAACATACATTCAACATCCCTCATCGTACCACAATGTCTCTTACTTCCATTGGGTAAAGTCATCTCGAAGTAATGAGGAACATCTGACTTCACTAGTGCAGGTTCATTCTTTCGTAGTTTCATCAGAATTTGAATCCCTCAAAGGACTTCTTTGGTTTGTCTTCGTAAGTATACTCCTCTTCTTGTTTGTTGTCAAGAAGATCATTCTGTGCAACCTGTTCACAATCAAACAGTCTCATCTTAGCACGATCAATACCAACAACAAATCTCTTGTAGATACTCAGATCGTTGTATCTGTTCTTCAATTGTTTCACCAGTATCTGTCCCAAGGATTCGAGCTCCTCGGTAGAAATAAGGGCAAACATAAGATCAGCAGTAGCAGGGAGTCCAAAGGACTCACTAGTATCAGTAAGCTCGACATCAGAGCTACCATAACCAGAACGAGTGGTCTGCGTGGCAGATACGATAGGGACGTTTGCTTCACAAGCCAATCCTCTAAGTTCTTCTGCAATAGACTTAATAATCGTATATGAATTAACATTGCTGCCTCCCCGATACCTAGAGGAAGCACAAATATTAAGGTAGTCAATGAAAATAATGTCAGGTCTAAATGACTTCTTAAGTGCAAGTTCGTTAAGAAGTGACTTAAAGTGTCCACTGTGTGCAGTAGCAGTTGGATATTCTTTGATTATAAGAGTACCCTGAGTCTTTTGTGCGAGGTTTGTCACCTTTTTCTCAAAAGTCTGTTTGGGTAGTTCAGTAATATCTTGAATATTTACGTTCAGAAGATTAGCATCAATACGTTCTGCAATCTTCTCTTCTGCCATCTCACAAGTGATGTACAAGACATTTTTATTCTGAAGGAGACAAGACGATGCCATGTGACACATGAACAAAGACTTACCAACACCTGTACCTGCAAGGGCGATGTTCAGAGTCTTGTTAGGTAAACCACCCTTAGTGATCTTATTGAAGTACTCAAGGTCGAATTCAATCTTGTTCTCCTTCTTATGATACAACTCAAATCGTTCTTCATAATCATTCAGGTAATCGTGACCCACATGATTATCAAAACTGACACTAAGTGCATCAGACAGAATAGAGGGGATTGCATCAGGAGACTTCTTGTCATCCTGACCATCTGCAATCTGAATCGACTCCATCAGAGCAAGATAGATTGCACGCTCTTTACACCACTTCTCCGTGGTGTCACACAACCACTCAAACTCTTGTGGTTCCTCAGTCAGGTTACTAACCAAGTGAACCAACTCTTTGAATGATTGTTCGTTGATATCATTCCTCTTCTCAATCTCAATACTCAGAACTTCCTGTGTAGGTGTCTCATTGTATCGATTTACAAAGTCAACAATCTCTTCGAACACAATCTTCTGATTATGGTCTTGGAAGTATTCTGATTTGATAAAGGGAATTGTTTTTCTTAGGAACTCTTCATTGTGTAGAAGACTCTTGAGGACAAGAAATTCAACTCTCTCCATAACTAAATTCTTTCTTTGCGATTTGATCTAACTGATCCATCACCTCAGGGGTGAAGTATTGTTCTGGGTCTTTCAGAATAGCCTTGGCATAAACCTTCTTACCATCAATCTCATACCGACCTGCAACATTCTTCCACAGACCACCAATTTCTCCAAGTTCTAACAGACCATAGTATTTGTCCAGTCCTCTCTCATCATAATAGAGACGAACTGTGACATCTTTATTCTCTTTACTCAAACGCGACTTAGCAGTCTTTGCCTTGATAAGGTTTCCAACGATTTCTGTTCCATCCTTTTCTTTTTTCTTTGAGAGATATATGATAGTAGAAGCGGCGTACTTAAGGCCACTGCCTCCACCCATCTCTTTTGTAGGAACATAAGAACCGATGACATCGTAGGTATGATTGGTAACAATCATTGGAATGTTTGCTTGACCAAGTTTGAGGGTTAACATTCTGAATGCACCCTTGACAAGTTGAGATTTAGTCATGTCTCTTACTTGTTTGTCATCAAGAGCATCTTTAATTTCTTTCTCAGTAGACAACATACCCAGAGAGTCTAACACGAACATACAGGGTTTACGTTCGTCTTCAGACTTTTTCAAGTATATATCTACAGCCCTAAGAGCTTTGGATCTAAACTCTTCAATTGTAACAACATTTACAACAACTAGACGACTTAGGTCAATACCACGACTTTCAAGAAGAGATTTATTAACTGCTGCTTCAGTGTCAAAGTACAGACAGTAACCGTCAGGATTACTGTCAAGAAAATTTTTAACGACAGCGAGAGAGAAGAAAGTTTTTCCAGTAGAAGACTCGCCAGCAATGGCAGTAATCTTGTTCCCAGATACACCACCAAATATACTACCTGAAACGAGTCCGTTAAAAATGTACGAACCCGTGTCAACATACGATTCGGAGTCGTCGATGTCTGCTGCGAGTTTTGTGTAGTCATCTCCAATCTCTTTTACAATGTCTTTAAGGAAATCCATCAGCCAAAAAATAGTTCAAGGTTTACAGTCTTTTCAACATTCCATCCGATTGCATCAAGGATTGTCTTGAGGGGTTCAAGGAAAGCTTTGTTGAATTGTAGTTCGTAGTCGATGTATTTGTCAACACCGATCTCCCGTGGGAACTCCGAGATGAATGAGATCACATTCTCTCTAATCGGGTTCGCCTTCTTGAGATAGATGAACTTGATCTTCTCACCGTTGTTGATCTCAGAGTATTTGTTCTGAAGACCATACTCTTTAAT